CTTTTGATGATTGGTTTTATGGAACTCAAGGATATGGTCTTAGATGTGAATATTTTGATGCTGATCTAGTTGCATATGCTGATCCTCGCAAGACGGATGAAATGGCATTGATGCGCGATAGACGTATTGTAGATTGGCTCAAGTCCGCATATCAAGTGGGCTATGAACATGCTATGGGAAACTTGTTGGATGATGGTAAGTAATGCTGTTCTTTAGAAAACTTCGTTGGAAAAATCTCCTTAGTACCGGCAACACATTTACAGAGATTGAACTGGATAATTCTCCTACGACTCTGATCATTGGTCAGAATGGCTCAGGTAAGTCAACATTTCTAGATGCACTCTCTTATGTTCTGTTTGGAAAGCCATTCCGAAAAATCAATCGACCTCAACTTCTGAACTCCATAAATCAGAAGAACCTCATGGTTGAGGTTGAGTTCCAGATTGGAACCAAAGAATATCTCATCAAGCGTGGCATGAAGCCAAATGTGTTTGAGATTTGGCAAGACGGAACTCTTCTAAATCAAGATGCTGCGGCTAGAGACTATCAGGATGTTCTAGAAAAAACCATTCTGAAACTGAACCACAAGAGTTTCTGTCAGATTATCATTCTGGGTTCTTCGACCTTTGTTCCTTTTATGCAACTACCAACAGGTCAGCGCAGAGAGATTATTGAGGACCTTCTTGATATTCAGATTTTCTCCAGAATGAATATTCTTCTGAAAGATCGTATTTCACAGAACAAGAACGACATTCAAGAAGTAAAATACCAGATCGATTTGATCAAGGAAAAGATTACTCTACACCGAAATCTAATCAAGAAACTTCAGAAGAATAATGATCAACAAATCGACGATCTGCAAAACAAGATTTTTGCTGCACAAGAAAAGATCAATGATTATGAGTCTCTCATTCAAGGAAAGACGACAGAGGAGATTGCTCTTCGCGATTCTATTTCCGATCAGGAATCAAATAATAAGAAGCGAGAGACAGCAGCTTCTCTCATCAAGAGCCTAAGAGAAAAGATCAAAAAGATAAATGCTGAGATTGCTTTCTATCATGACAATGATAACTGTCCTACTTGCAAGCAAGGCATTGAACACACATTCAAGGACGAGACGATTGAAGGCAAGCGCAAGTCTCTTCGCGAAACGGAAGAGGGACTGAAAACTCTAGAGGCACAGTTTGTAGATATTGATAAGAGGTCTATAGAAATCGGTGCTATTGTGTTGGATATTGCAGCGATACAACGAAAGATTTCTGAGTATAATGGTCATATCTCTAGCGGATATACATATATAAAGGATACAACGAAAGAAATTGAAGACCTCAAGGTCAAGAATGTTGAAGATACCAATGAAACAAATGTCATCGAATCTCTCAAGAAAGAATATATTGAGAAGGAAAAGTTCAGAGAAGAACTATTCAAAGACAAGGGAGTTTTGGATGTCGCTGCTGTTCTGTTGAAGGATGGTGGCATCAAAGCAAAGATCATCAAGCAGTATGTTCCTGTCATCAATAAACTGATCAATAGATATCTAGCTATCATGGAACTACCGATCAGTTTTGAGTTGGATGAGAACTTCAACGAGACTATCAAATCAAGGTTCCGAGACACTTTCTCCTACGAATCATTCTCAGAAGGCGAGAAAAAGCGAGTTGATCTTTCCATTTTGTTTGCTTGGAGAGCCATCGCTAAGATGAGAAACAGCGCAAATTCAAACCTCTTGGTCATGGATGAGATTATGGATGGTGCGATGGACGGTACTGGTATGGAACAACTAGATACAATCATCCGAACAATCTGTGCTGATACAAATGTGTTCATCATTTCACATAGAGAAAATCTGATGGATAAGTTTAGTAATGTGATAAAGTTTGAGAAACACAAGGATTTCAGTCGTATATCTAATTAGAGGAATTATTCATAATGAAGTTGGTTGATAGCAATGATCCAATCCTAAAACAGACTTGTGAGAAGTATAACTTTCTTAATCCACAGGTAGACCTTAGAGAACTTGCTGATGATATGGTTCGTACCATGTATGAAAATAGTGGTATGGGTCTATCTGCGAATCAGGTTGGTATTCCTCTTCAGATTTTTGTGATGGCGGCTGAACAGCCGGTTCTGGTCATCAACCCAAAGATTCTTGTAGAATCTGAAGAGTTGGTTGAACTTGACGAGGGGTGTCTGTCTTTTCCTGGTGATTGGGTCAAGATCAAGAGACCGATCTGGATCAAAGCTAGATACAATTTAGCTAGTGGTCAAGCACAGACTTTTAGGTTTGAGGGTATGACAGCCAGAGTGTTTCAGCATGAGTATGACCATGTGGTCAATGGCAAAACAATGTTTGATCATCTGTCAAAGCTGAAGCGAGATATGTATTTCAAGAAAAAGATGAAGAGGAAGTGAAATGAGTGCATACAAATATTATGAGGAAAATGATGATAGGGAGGAGAAGATGAATCATTTTAGATATGATGAAAAAACTCAGGTGCATCCTCCTGCGACTAATGGTGTAGCGCATGATCCATATATGTCCGCAAGGAATGAAGAGTTTGAGAATCTGATGGTAGATGTAAAATCCACAAATCGCAAAAAAATCAACTATAAATACAACGAAGATAAGATTCTTCAAGAGATTGCCGAATATATCGACGGCACATACGGCGAACATTATTCCAAAGGCAAGATCCAATCAACAGAAATCGCTATTGATCGTGGCAGAGGATTGCACTTCTGTCTAGGTAATGTTGACAAGTATTCAGGTAGATACGGTCAAAAGGGAACTCCTGAAGATTGGCGTAAGGACCTAATGAAAGTCGTTCATTATGGTATCATCACCCTCTTTATCCACGATTTAGAACATAATAAGGAAGATTGATCGCAAGAGATCATAATGGCAATTTTGCAAAAATGGAGAATAAATAAATATGGAAATTAGTGTTTCAATCGAGGAACTTCGGAAGAAGTCTATATTCTGCGGAGTCCCCATGTATGCGGGCCAATGTTTTGGGAACTTCACTAAGTCATCAAATGATCTAACCGCACTAGGTGCCCATTATGGCATCAATATTCGGTTCTACTATCTTTTCAATGAAAGCCTTATCACTCGTGCCCGTGCTTATATTTGTGATGAGTTCCTTCGTTCGGACTGTAGCCATCTGCTATTCATTGACTCTGACATTTCGTTTGATGCAAATGATGTTATTGGTATGCTTGCACTTATGACGGATGAATCCGAATATGATGTTCTGGCTGCTCCATACCCCAAGAAGTGCATTTCGTGGGAAAAGATCAAGCAGGCTTGTGACATGGGTGTAGCCGATCAGGATCCAAATGTTCTAGAAAAGTTTGTTGGTGATTATGTTTTCAATCCAGCAGGTGGCAAGGCATCGATTCGTCTAGACCAACCAGAAGAGGTTCTAGAGTCTGGCACAGGCTTTATGATGATTAGTCGTAAGGCACTCGAAACTTTTGTCGCAGGACATCCAGAACTGATGTATAAGCCTGATCATGTTCGCACAGCCGCATTTGATGGTTCTCGTGAAATCTGTATGGCATTTGATGCTGCTATTGATAATAAGCACACTCACATTCGTACTGAGATGAGAGAGTTCCTAAAGAACAATCCTAAGGCAACTCCAGATGATATTATTGATTTTGTCGATGATACTGAAAATTCTGCATTTGGTCATAAGTATTCTAAGAGATATCTATCAGAAGATTATTTCTTCTGCCAACGCGCCAGAAAGATTGGTCTGAAGGTATGGCTGTGTCCTTGGATTAAGTTGGCCCATACTGGGACCTATACTTTTTCCGGTTCTCTTGCCGACATTGCCAGCATTGGCGTTAGTGCAACGGCTGATCCTGGAAAGTTGGGGAAGAAGGCATAAACATCTTTGCAACCTATATGTTACGATATTCTCTTTGGAAGTAACATATAGGTTGACAATACCCACAAAGTAATGTATATTGAATATCTTGAACATGTATAATATGGAGAATGAATATGAAGTTGAGTGAAAATACCCTTGCTGTTCTGAAGAACTATTCGTCAATCAATCAGAGCATCAAGATTAGTAATGGCAATACTATTGCAACAATGTCGCCTCTAAAGACAGTTCTTTCTCGTGCCACGGTCGCCGATACTTTTGACAAGTCATTCTGTATCTATGATCTTGGTCGATTCCTGTCTACTCTGTCTCTATTCAAGAGTCCTGATCTTGAGTTCACAGATACCTCTGTTGTTATCTCGGAGGACAAACAGAAGGTTGTGTATCGCTACTGTGATGAAAAGATGATTGTCATTGCTCCATCAAATGACATCACCTTTCCTTCACCGGAGGTTTCCTTCGATCTGACTCCAGAGGCACTCACTTCAATCGTGAAGGCGACAAGTGTTCTTGGTCTTCCCGACATCGCGATTGTTGGAGAAGGCGGCAAGTTGTATCTTCGTTCTGTCAACATCAAGGATGCTGGGTCTGACGAGTTCAATGTCCAGATTGGTGAGACAGAATACACCTTCAAGGCTGTATTCAAGCCAGAATATCTTGCCAAGTTGACCTCTGCCACCTATAAGGTGGAGGTGTCATCAAAGAACATTTCTAGGTTTACTGGAGATAATATCGTATACTACATTGCTACGGAGGCAACTTCTAAGTTCAACTGATCGTGAATGCTGTGTCAACAGTGCCATTGGAGAACGGTGTGACATCCCCTCTCGCGAATGGCATTTTTATGATGGAGAAATATTATGAATGACAACTATCTCTGGGTGGAAACATATCGACCCAAGCGTATTGAAGATTGTGTTCTTCCTGCTTCACTCAAGAAAACATTTCAGGAGTTTGTGAATCAGAAGAATGTTCCTAATCTTCTACTGTCCGGTTCTGCTGGTTGTGGCAAGACAACTGTAGCCAAAGCAATGCTTGAAGAACTGGGTTGCGATTACATCGTCATCAACGGATCGATGAATGGCAATATCGATACTCTCCGCAATGAAATCAAGAACTATGCCTCGGCTGTCAGTTTTTCTGGTGGTCGCAAATATGTAATCCTAGATGAGGCTGATTATCTAAACGCAAACTCCACACAGCCTGCCCTACGCAACTTCATGGAAGAGTATTCGGCTAACTGTGGGTTTATACTGACCTGCAACTTTCCTAATAGGATTATTGAACCTCTACATTCTCGCTGTTCTGTAGTTGACTTCAAGATTCGCAAGTCCGATCTGGCAGGTCTTGCTGGACAGTTTCTAAAGCGAGCCTGCCATATTCTTGAAACCGAGAATATCAAGTATGACAAGCAGGTTGTTGCTCAAGTCATTATGAAACATTATCCCGATTGGCGCCGAGTTCTCAATGAACTACAGCGATATTCTGTGACCGGCTCTATTGATGTGGGTGTGCTTGTCAACTTTTCTTCAGAATCATACAAGACTCTGGTTTCATATCTGAAGGACAAGGACTGGCAAAGTGTTCGTAAGTGGATTGCCGAAAACTCTGATATTGACATTGATGTTCTATTCAAGACATTATATGATCAGGCATATGATCTTATGGACCGAAACACCATTCCAGACCTGGTTCTTACGCTGGCTAAGTATCAGTATCAACATTCATTCGTGGCTAATCCAGAAATCAATCTAGCCGCCTGTATGCTTGAACTTATGAGGGATTGTCGTTTTCTATGAGTGGTCCTTTTGATTATGTGAACGCAATATCCGCCAGCAAAAAGGATATC